TGCCTGGTTTGAGTCCCGCATCAATCAATGTTTTGGCAAACTCAGAGTATTTCTGAGCATCAGGGCCTTTATATAACTCAAAACCAGTAACAGCATCAACCAAAGAATTTCCAACAACAACTGTTTTATTTGGTTTTTCAACCTGTTGCTCAAGGGCTTGAAGTTTTCTAGTTGTAAGATTTAGTTTTGCATCTCTTTCTGGAGATGATGGCTGTTGAGTTAAGACATCTAACTCAGTGTTTAATTGAGCAAGTTGATTAGCAATCAAAATCTTTTCTGGAGTTGACTGAACACGCTCACGAGTAGCCGCAGCATTACGCTGTGCCGCCAAAGCCATTTCACTTTGAGCCTTGCGATAGTATTCTGCAAGAGCCATAGCACCTTGTTGATCGCCCATCTGAGACAACATCTGAGCGCCTTTTAGGATCGACTCAGGATCAGTCTGGTCTATCTGTTGGGCAATAGTGTTTCTAGTGCTGATTAGCTTTAACTGAGGGTCTTCTATGCCCATAGCACCTGCAACACCACGACCTAGTTGACCAACACTTGCACCCAACTGCGCTCTAGCCGCAGCACCAGGATCGAGTTGAGCTAATTCATAGCCCCTTTTTAAGTCTTGGTTGTATTGTTGACCCTGATACATCTCAGGAGTCAATCCAAATAGACCCGCTACTATATTGTCTGCCATGATGAATCCTTACGAAAATAAACCGCCAAACACATTACCAAGTGATTGACCAAACATAGCGTTAGGATTTCCTGCCGCCATCAATGCTTGAGCATAAGGATTAGCAGTAGCATTTGCACTTGTTGCCAAAGCTGTACTTAATCTAGCACCACCTAATCCCAACTCGCCAGCCCTTGCACCTGCGGTAGATGCTTCTTTACCAAGAGCCAAGCCCATTGTGAGTGGTTGTTGTGCAGCAGTCTCAAGACCTTGCACTTGTCCCAAAGCAGTTGTATAAGGCGCATAAGAGGCTTGCTGACCACCATAGTATTGACCCATAGCGCCAGCACCTTGACCAAGCAATCCTGCTCCATACTGAATTTGCGCTTGACCAGCAAGTTGAGCATTAGCCGCTAACTCAGCCTCTTGTCTAGCACGAGCATTAAACAGAGCCTGTAATTCAGGAGTAGTAGCACCCATAGTGCCTCCTTGAGCCACAGAAAGACCAGTACGACCTTGTTGAGCGAGTCTGTTTTGCAGATTAGCTAACTCTATCTCTCTGCCTGGTTGCAAGAGAGCCATTTGACTCTTCAAGTAATTTGCCGCAACTGCTTCAGGAGTTTCAGCAAGATACCCTTGACCTAGTTTAAATAGACTCTGAGCGCCAGTTTGTAGTGGTTCAAATGCTTCTTGAGCGCCTTCTGCTTGTTGCAAACCAGACTCAGCTAACTTAACCAATCTATCTTGAGCCGCTTTAGCTTCAGGGCTTAGTGTGTATCCTGCGCTTGTCAATTGACCAGTTACAGGATCAACTTGGAACTGTGAAGTACCAAATCGAGTAGTCATGCCAACAGGTCTAAACTGAGCAGCGGCTTTGGCAGCAGCAGTTTCAGCATCAATACGGGCTTGAGCTTGTTGAGCCGCTTCCTTAGATTGTTGCATCTGAAGCAAACTACCAGCAGTACCCAAACCACCAGAGAATAGATTTGCAAGATTTCCCGCAGTTAATCCTGTCCCAACCGCAGAACCCAAAAGAGAACCGCCAACACCAGCACCAAGATTACCCAAAGTAGAACCAAGGGTAGCACCACCAAGCAAAGTGTTTGCACCTGCCAAACCACCAACAGTTGTCAAACCTGCACCTAAAGAACCACCAAGACCTGCTGCACCCGTAAGACCACCAAGACCTCCAGCACCCGCAGTTGTAAGTCCTGTTCCTAAAGAACCGCCCAAACCAGCCGCACCACTAACACCGCCAAGACCACCTGCGCCACCTACTGTTAAACCAGTTCCAGCACCCATTCCTGCAACAGTACCTAAAGCACCTGCTCCACCAGTACCTGCAAGTAATCCCGCATCGGCTAATGCTTCGCCAGCAAAGGTTGTTCCTGCACCACCACCAAATAAACTCTCAAAACCACCACCTAGTCCACCAAACAAACCTGCAGAACCTGCCAAGAACTTCAGAAAGTCTTGACCAGCATTAACTTCTTGTTGAACACCAGTTCTCTGAAGTTCACCAGTAGGTGTGTATTGTTGATAGCCACCACCTGCTTGGTTTTCACCAACTTTATAGGTATAGACATTCTCAAGACCACCGATCTGCTGATTCTCACCATCACCAATAACTTGATACTGAGGTTGAACAATGGTGTCTCCCAAAGTAATTGTTTGACCTTGAGGAATAGTAGCCGCCACACGGGAAGCAACTTCACCTTCATTTAGTCCAACTGCTTGAGCCATTTGAGCAGGAGAGACTCCATAAGTCTCCATAGCCGTGACGATCTGGGCATCACTCATGCCAGGGTTTGCTACTAAGAAATCTACAATTTGTGCGCTAGTTACAGCCATGATTACTCCTTATTTTGGCTCATCAGGCCATGTAATTGTCCAAGGGAAACCTGTCTGCGTAGTGACATCACGCAAGGCTTGACGATAGGTAGCCCATACTGCTTTGTCAACAGGAGCATCCAGCAAAGCGTCTGCTACTTGTGTCCAATCACAGTCTTTCAGTTTCTCATCCCTTGAAGCACGAACACTCTTAGCCTGTTCAGCATCCTTAGACGCCTTGTAGGCTACTTCTTGTTCAGCAGCAGTAGTAGTTACACCATCTACCACTTGGTCAATGAAGACAGGGCCAAGCACATACTTTGTGTACCACTTGCCATCAATCTGCTCAACACCAGAGGCTTGAGAGTATTGGTAAACAGTCCCACCAGTTGCTTGTGCGCCTTCAAAGACTACATCAGCACCCAAAGCCGTTAAGACTTCAGTTGTTGTTGTCTCCCATGATGGGCCACCATTGGCTTTTGTGTATGCACGAAATTCTGCTTCGTACATGACTTGTCCTGATTGTGTTCTGATTTGCATGATTGTTCCCAATGTAATGTTTTATGCGATAGCCAAGAAGATGAATGTTCCACCACTTGCATTGATGGCTGCTGGCGCTGTTGAGCTAATCTCAAACCCTGCGCTGTATGTGTCAACATAGTCTGTCCCAGTTACTTCAGCGTTTCCGCTGTTCAAGAGCCAGTATGGGTCATTGCCTGAAACGATACCTCGGGCTGAGTCCCATACATACCAATCACCAGTTGAGTCTGTGCGTTTAATTAAGACAAACCTTGCCCCTGCTGCAAAGCCGCAATTGACTTGAAGTGTAGTTCCTGTACCTGTGTATGAGCCTACTTTCGAAACACCTGCACAGGTTGAAAATAGATATGCTACATAGTTATATGACGGATTGTTGTTTTCGTCATAAGTACTCCCAACGCTAAACAACGTACTAGTCATTTGAGGATTGCCGCTGTAAGACCAATAGTTGCTTGAAGCCCTAGCGTTTGTTAAATTTAAAGATGTGTATTGTTTATTGACTGTGTTATATGTGCCATCTGTATAAGCACACCATACCGGCCAAGGAGTACCTGCTAAGTTTCTATTTTTAATTATGAGTAGTTCTGGTGCTGCTCCAAGATTATGATTTTTAGTGTTAGTTGATGTTGCTCCGCCATCTCCTGAGTAACAAACCACATCCATAAACGATGGCGCACGTCTAAACAAATAATTTATATACGTGCTTCCACTTGCATTTGTAATGCTTGATGTCGTACCAACCTTAATACCATCCATTACATCCCAAGGATTTGCTTGAAGTATTGTTGCACCTGCCGCTACTTCTGCCGCTGTGTCGGACGTTACAAGATAACGAGTATTAGTAAGTCTTGAAACAAATAGAGAGGATGTTGCTGTAGCACGCTTCTTAATTAAAACAGCATCATCAGTTTGACCACCAGTAACAGTTGCATTTGCACCAGTACCAGTTCTAGCGCTCAAACCAAACACACTCGTCCCACTCGTAGGAACTTTCATTGGGCCTTTACGAATGGCTATGTAGATGTGAGCCTTACTAGCACCCCTTTGAAATCTAAAGCCAGTTGCAGTAGGTTCGCCAATTGATTCGTCTGACTCTGCATCAGACAAATTAGGATTGAGTTGCTTGTCTGCGGTTGTTAAGTCCCATCCACGCATTGAATCAAAAATGCGCCAGTTATCTACTGCCGCTGACTCCCGCACAAGAATCCATTGAGGTTCATACCCTAAAGTTACATTAGCAACACCACTACCATCAGTCGTAAACGACCCACACGAAATCACATTGTCTGTACCAGTCAGACCAAAGCCTCCTGCGTCATGGGCGAATAGGTAGGCGACATAGGTTTGACCACTAGCATTTAACCCAGCAGCGTTAGACACACGAAATGTTGTGCTTGTAACATTCCACATATTTGACCCAATATTTCCTTGTGCATTTGTATTGGACAATTGCAAAAAGTAGTTATTTGGAGTTGTCAAACTTCGATGGTAAACAAGCCAACTATCACTAGCACCAGCATCATAAGAAATTGACTTTGTAATAATGCAGCCTGGAGCAGCGCCAAGATTATGAGAAATTGTCTGTGTGCTTGAGCCGTTTCCAGTCCAAGTCACAACATCAAAGAACTTTGGTTGCTTGCGGAATGTCCATGAGGCGTAGGTTGCGCCACCA